GCCGAAAAGAATAGGATGACATAGACTTCTTAGCGGCATTTATTTCCTCTGGGTCTAGTAGAGGGTTATCGTAGCTAGTAAAGTGCCACCCAGCGTAAGACGGGTCATCACCTAACGTAGAGTACTTGTATAGGTCGTAGAAGTGATTACGACCCATAGGTGTACCGATAAACAAAGCATGACCCTTTTGGTCAGCCAGTGCTGGTCTTAATATCTGTTCCCATACATCTGGTCTAATGTCTGCATACTCATCTAAGACTAGAAAGGCTAAAGACACACCTCGCATAGTCTCTGGTCTATCTCCACCTTTAAGGCTTATGGTTGCTCCATTAATTAGTTTTATTTGCAGGTTATTAATATGACTAGAAGCAATGACAGGACGACCTAACTCCATCAAGGTATCCCACATAATGTCTCTAGCTTGTCCTTGAGTAGGTGCTACATAGAAGACAGTACCTTTCTTAGTCTGTAGGGCATTAACTATCAACAACCATGCTGCTAGTCTTGATTTACCTGTACGTCTACCAGCAGCTACTATCTTAAATCTAGCTGGGTCTTCCCAAACTTCAGTCTGCCACGGTAGTAACTTGACATCTAAATCCATTAAATTGCTTCTACAAAAGTATTAGCAACCTTAGCTTTCTTTTCTTTAATAACGTCACGGGCTAAAGGGCTGACTGACGCCCCTCCAGCTTTTGATCTATCCGCTGCATACTTGTCTGCTTCTTTGTAAGCACCAGCAGGAAATCTAGGAAACTGCTTACCTGTTGTTTTTTCATACTCAAGAGCTAAGGCTGCTGCTTTATCTGTATCTTTTATGTAGGTTGGCTTTCCTTCTGCATCCCACCATATAGTAGGAATAAGAAAGACTGACCCATCTGGAGCATCTACAGTAGCGGTATACTCTGTAGAGAGTCCACCTAAACCTAAGTCTTGTGGTGTATGGAGTTTACTGTCGAAAGGGATTAAAGACGCCCTTGCTTGCTTCTTAGCCATATCAATAAGTCCAGATCACGGGTGTAGTGGTTCTAGTATCTACGTGTACAAAGGTATTAGCTATACCTATACCAGTGAAACCTAACTCAATTGCATGTTTGACGATCAAGAACCTCTGTTCTGCATTCCTTACTCGTATATCAGCAGCTATTCCTGCTGTATGCTGCCCTTTAGAACCTTCAGGCTTATTAACTTCTGCACTGTGTGAAGGATCTCTATAACCACTGGTAATGATGAATGGAAAACCACAGAGATCACGTAGGTTATCTAATCTAGTGATGAATGCTGGGGATATCCTGTTGGCGTTAGTCTCCTGACAGGCAAAGTCCTCTGTTTTGAAGTACCTATATTCTTTATTATTAGACATCCTCAATTTCCCCTTCAATAGTAGAACCACCAACAATAGTGGTTTCCCCACCCACACCAGTAATGGAGATAGAAACGCTATTACGTCCTCCACTGGCTTTATCCTTCTCAAAGTAACTGACCGGAAGCATACGATCCATGACTAACTTCCATGCTGCTGCTTGATTCTTATGGTCATCATCTAGAGCAGCATCAAATATTGACTCCAAAACCTTATTAGACTTAGGAGATGCTAACATTCTAGCTTTATATTCATTGATAATAGAAGCATCACCCTTAGGGCGACCCATTACTGCCCTACTACCTCTAGTCTTACTCTTTACTTCTTGCTTAGGTGGTCTACCTTTCCTCTTAGGAACAGTAGGAATTAAATCTTCAGGAGTCATGTAGTTGCCTTATGTATAACTTAAGATTACTTGAGGGTAGTGGAGGAGTAGCTAAGGGAGTTGCTTATTTATTCTTTTCTTCCTCCTTAGCTTACGCTTATATTATACCATATTTTTACTAATAAAGCAATAGCTAGACCTTATTTATTTTTAAATAGGAGAATTTACCGTCATTCTTAGTGGTGCTTTTTAATAATATAATCAAATAGTTGTCTACTAAATGGGGCTGTGTCCAGATATGATTCTTTTAGTAGACTTTAGTGCACTTTAGTGTGTACTTTTGTTTTATTTTAGTGCACTTTAGTGTTCCATTTTGGCCTTATTTTGTATAGCGGAGGGTACCAATAATAATAAAGGTAGCCCTACCCCCTCCCCGGCCCCAAAATCACACCCCGGTTCCAATGTCAAGCCTTAGTTGCACCATCACTGGGATTTATGTCTCCCTATAAGCCAGCGTGATAGTACTAAAGTTGGCATGGTTCTTGCATAGGTTCTAGAGTTGGCATGGATCTTGCATAGGTTCTAGAGTTGGCATGGATCTTGCATGGGATAGCATGTAGTCATGTGTCTACATTAGTTGGCATGGATCTTGCATAGGTTCTAGAGTTGGCATGGTTCTTGCTTGTGAATTCAATAGTTGACAGGTGAGGGTCGATTATGGTACCTAAGCTGGCATCTGCTACCAGTTACCGTTCGTCGGAATACTGTAGACAGCAAGCCAGCAATGTGCTATTCGCGCGCCCGCTCTTTATATATGTATCGTTTACCGTCTGAATAAATAAGTAAAATAAAGCTTGCAATCCTGATTCAATGCTTTATAGTACCTACATCAACTAACGAAACGGAAGAAAATAGAATGCAAGACTTAATCAACAAGCTAAGCAAGATCGACCAACGTAACGTCAAGATGGCATTGATACACACCACCACCGGCAACACACGTTCACTAGATAGCATGGTACGCGCAGCCAATAGCCGAAGCCACGCAACACTCGCCGCTATTCGCGCACTGGTATAACATCAACGGGGGTCGCAATGGCCCCCAACAACCAAAGGAATACAGACATGAAATACAATTACTTCGACAATTTGAACGCGGCACTGGAATCTGAAGGACTATTATCAACATGGGAGATCCACTTCGACCCAATCAACTATGGCGAGACTTTCGGCTATACAGTTGAGGATGGGACTAGATACGGTCATTATGTTTCTATCTACCGAACCGAACGTGGTCAATATGAAAGACCGATACACTATAAAAGAGGCTGAGTGGCTTTAAACCTTGCGTCTTGTCTCGACATGGCGCAATCTTAAACCTACTTGTCAACAACTAAAAGGAATAATACGATGTTAAAACTATCCGCAACAGGAAAAATGCCCTGCCGATCATGGTCACTTCAGGCGCTCACAACTTGCCCTGCATCAAAAGCACCGGATGGCGGGCTAGTCGATGCCTGCAAAGGGTGCTACGCTACTACAGGCAACTACAGATTCCCTAACGTAAAAGCGCCGCGCCTATCGAATCAGATAGATTGGAAACGCGACGAATGGGCGACTGAAATGATAGCTGAACTCGACAACGATCGATATTTTCGTTGGTTCGATTCTGGCGACTTGTACGATATTAGACTAGCTCGAAAAGTGCTGGAAATCATGAAGTCAACCCCACACTGTACCCACTGGTTACCGACTAGAATGCACAAATTCCCTAAGTTTCAAGCTGTACTAGCTGAAATGTCGGCATTGCCCAACGTAGTTGTTCGCCTATCGTCCGACAGCGTTACAGGTGAGATTGTAGCAGGCATAGAGGGTGTTGATACCAGTAGTACTATCATCCCTACCATTGACGACATAACGCCTACAATGGCACTGTGTGAAGCCTCAACCCGTGAGGGCAAATGTGGTTCCTGTCGTCAATGTTGGTCTAAGGATGTCAAGGTTATCGCATACCCTGCGCACGGGGTTAGCATGAAGAAAGTTATACGATTAATTCAACTCTAAAAGAGGTATAAGACAATGACACAGTGGAATCAGGAAGCGGTAACAGATCTAGTCGGTAACAATGGCGATCTAATCTATAATGACGTTTTACGCATAACAGGATTATCACCCGCTACGCTTAATTTATACCTAAGTCAATCAATTATTGGCCGTCACGTACTATCAAAGGATTAAGACAATGACAAACCCAGAACTAGCTCAATTAATGGTGGTAATTATTATGGTGGTCTATTGCATACAATGGTGGCTAGAATGATTTTCGATGCTATGCTGTTAGTTGGTTTAGGCTTTGTGGCTTTATCTATTACACTTTACATTTTAGGAGAATAAAATAATGACGATCATTTTTATCTATGAGTCAAAGAAACAACTTAAAGAGAACATAGGCAAGCGACTGAAGTATATAGAGACATCGATGTTTGGGAATGAATACCGACCAGATGGTATGCTCACTGGCGCTAACAGACCTCACATAACGGGTATCGGTCGGGAGTTCTTTGCTAACGTCACCATGAAAGACGGAATTATAACTAAAGTAATGTAACTTATAACTTATAGGAATATTATTATGTCTATAAAATATACAGATCAAAATGAAATGCTGGATCTAGTCGCTGGTTTAGTACAACGGGGACTATGCTTTGAAGTATACACAAAAACCAACACAATACTTTTAACCGGAGGTTATTAATCATGAAACAGCACAGGCTTTATATGATGCCACACACTGGATCTATAGATACACTTGAGGCATGGCTACAGTCTGCCACAGAAGACGCTATGGCGTGGCAATTAGGACAGGATGCGGTCGAGTCTAGTATTGCGGAACTGATTCCTGTAGTTTACGATAAAAAAACAAACCAATGGATCGAGGAATAGAATGATGGAACTACTAGAGGCATGGGAATCAGAAGTAAGCCGCAGAGAAGCCGTGATGGAAGTTCTTTTGCACAACATATCAATTAATGATTTTTATGATGCGTGTGGCTTTAAGGGCCACTATATGGGTAGTGACGTTTTAACATTTTTGGGGTATTGATATGACTAGTGACAGAGAGACAGTAAGCGGGATTGTAAATGATTTAGAATTCATGGCCGAATGGTTAACCAGTAACGTGCTAGATCGAAAGATGCCGATTCATTGGGAGACTATGCGCGACCTGATAGCGCAGGTAGACAGGGTGAGTGACGTCCTAAACACTATAGAAGAGGAAGCACAGGAATGAAAACCAAAAGAGTATATCCAGAGTGTAGCGGTGCCTTGATTGAGGCTATATCGACTACTTATATGAGATCAGCGACGAAGGACACAGTGAAAACAGACTGTGTGCTGGCAAGGGTTGTTATTGATAAAGACTACAGCCAACCGAGTAAGCACGTAGAAGAGGGTCTGAAGATTTTTAAGCTGTTTCAAGATATGTATAGCGACCACGAAGACGGTGACGTTACGGTGTCGCTTACCGTAGAAGATTACTGCGTAAACTTATAATGAGGAGTGAGTGAGATGAAACTACAATACAGCGGAACAAAAACAGAACTAGTAGCAGAGACAGTAGGTGGTCTATTGTGCATTGCAATAATGACTAGCATATTTATTCTGATTTGGGCAATTAAAGGTTGACAGATATTT